AGTGGCTCGCCTTTATCCTAGAACAGAGCTAAGTCGTTTCAGGACTCGGTCGACTCCGACTATATTCCAACCTCTCCCATAACAATCAAAAGCGGTGTGTCTACTCAACCAGTACCTTGCTGGTAGCTTTTGCTGAAGTACGCTATCCGGTGTAACGTTGTTATGGACATGTTGGTGCGACGCATGGTTACGATCATGTATATAGACAAGACCAACCATATCTAAACTAATAAACCCTCTGGTCGAAATCGAACACTCTGTTAGTAGAAACTAGACCCTACCTCACTATGGAATACAAACAACAACTTTTAAAACCTAACGAGCCTCAAGAGTATTTGTCAGATTTAGATACTTTCAACATCTACCCTGCCCCTAACGGAACCACAATCCGTATAGATCATCCCTTCTGGAGTGATGATGAAGAAGATATACGCTTATGCGTGTCTATCAAGAGCAAGAAGATCCGAAAGATAGCGTTGGCCCCTAAGTTCAGATATATCCCCTTCCCTCACGACGGCCATTGCCTCGTCCAGGCTGAACTGTACCTCATGACAGGCATCATATACAAAGATCCTGTCCCTATGATGAAATTACTCAGCGAGAGATATCCTGAAGATTCTCGTCTGAAAGAGTTGGCAAACAGTGAAGAACATTTCCAGAATTTGAACATGTCCAACTATCAGATCCCCGTCCTTAGTAAATTAGCTAAGCTGGGCCCCATGGTCGCAGCTTATGACGGACATATGTATTATTGTCCTTTATTAGCTAAGAACAAATTTAGATCAAAAGATAATGAGGATCATTATGTAGGCTCTTGGGATAAGAGACCTATCCACTTCGGACATAGTTATGTACTGAAGAGAGGGACCATGCCTATTAGACAAGATGACACGCCCGTTATAAAGACGAATGATCCTATAGAAAGCAGACCTTTCGGATTCATCGTTCAAGAAGTGATCAAGAAAAACAAAGACGGCAAAGACATAAAGTGTTTTGTTTATATTCCCCCCGTAGAAGGAGATAAATGCGTACCTCTCAGTCTAGCTATAGGTTTAGCACTGAGATGTGATTACGATTTCCCTGAAGCAGCTAGTACCATCACAGAACTTTTAACTTGTGATGAAGAACACGTGTATTACGATACAGCCAAGAATATATGTGCGGCTTTGAAATACACTAACGGAGATAAAGGAATGGATTTGAAGGAAGCTGTCGATTATATAAATTCCTTTGGCATGAAAGTTCTAGACCAAGAATACTATGATAGAGGAGAATCAGGCTTCTACCTTTATGATAGTGGGAACAAAGAAGATGATATACATGCTATTTATGTCTCCCAAGCCAACCTAAACGTCATTTGTGACAAAGGCAAAGATCCACTCAATTGGTGCGCAAAGGAAGCCTTAGTTACCAGTGGACTAGTGAAGAAGATATCGAAAGAATTTGAAGATTACGTGTCCATGCTCAGAAGTTATAATGGCTTTACTGACCCTTTCGTATTAGACATGGAACTAGCAGGTTTCTTACACAGAAAGAATGCAAGCTTCACGATATCCATGAGAAGTGCTAACAATAAAGAATACGACAACGTATTCATAGGCTCTGTACAAGCAGGAACCAAACCTATGCACGCCTTTTTATGTGTCAGTTTAGGAACCGGATTATTTGAGTCTCAAGAACCTAATCACTGGATATATGTACCAGATGTTGTAGTTCACAATCCCACAATGTCTAGACGTCCAAGTATATCTAAGAAGTCAGATCTATATACTCCTCCCAGTAAAAGATCAGGTGATACTCCAAAACCTTCTTTGATAAAGCTCCCTGATTTTGACAAGATAATAGATGTACCAACTACCAAGAAACAATGTTACGTAGATTTGGCTAATAACATCATATATCCATTTGTCCCATATGCTCAAAAGAGTACCGAAAGAACTAGAAATGAATTGAGAGCTATGAACCCAGACTACTATGAGAAATTAGTAGATGAAGATGCTCATTTCGATACTCCTGAGCCTTTTTTAATAGCCAAGATCCTTAAGCTTTTATCCAATCTAGAAGATGTCGAGTGGACAATAGCCGGAGGATTTTACGGAGAGGTGGCTTATATGCTGCCTAATAGCAAGTCTTATGGACCTGGAGAGCATTGGATGTCCAATAAGAAATATAGAGAGGTCTATAAGGATGTGCCCACAACCACTCAAAGAGATTATGTTATAGCACCTTTCAGTCTGCACAGTGATAAATTTGATATCCCCATTAGTCAAACGAAGAAATGCTACGCCATCATATTTGAAATGAACCGATTTAATCAAGGAGTGATATCATTCGATGAGCCAAGCATGGGGTTGGAATACTATGCCACTCAAGATGTAGATTATTTCTACCATCCCAACGAGTTAGGTAAATGTAGATCACATATATTGAAGAGATTACCCCTTCCGTTTGAATTTAATGAAGCTTATCATAAAGGAATTAAATATACAGCTGTTGCCAGAGAGGCTGTAGCAGATGATATTAGGATAACTCTGTGTCAATTAGAAGCCAGTATCCCGGATTTTTCTAATTGTCTGACACAAGAGGTCAACAAGACAACCATAAATTCCATCATCCCCAGAAAGACTTGGAGAGATGTTTGGACATATGACTTCCTTGGCTTATACTCAGACATTAAATTGCCTTTGACCAGAGATCCCAAACATGTAGCAGCAATAACTGATTACTTAAACATGAAGAGTGCTGCTGAGGCCGCAAAAGAGAACCTACCACAAGCCGTTCTTTTATCCAATGGCTACAGGTCCGTTATGAATAATCAAGCCAAAGGAATCACCTCACAGCAAGTAGGTCTTTTCTTAGAGCTATATCTTAATAACCTTAGACAACAAGAGAGACTAGAATCCAATGAAGAATCTTTGCAAGATAAGGTTGTTAGAGTAGCAGGATTATATGCTGCCAAAGGTGTGTTAGCTGCTTATAGATATGTAAAAGCAGGAGCTAGATACCTCGTAAACCACACAGGCGGTATAGAAGCTTGGAGAAACGCAGCCATCCTCCTGTCAGGTGGATGGTACTTAAAGAAGAGAATGGTAGGCGGAAAGTTCCAAACCCCTAAAGAAAAGAACCAATATAATCACGGTTATTCTAGAGGTGTAATGATGGGACTATGTTATGCTTTCGTTGGATATCAAATCATTAACAATGGACAAGAAATATTAGAAGAACTAGATTTGATAAGATATAGACTGTTAAAAGGACATGCTCTGTGGGATATATTGAAGGGAACAGCCAATGTTCTTTTAAATTACTTTAAATCCACTCTCCCCGCTAGATGGAGAGACACCGTTCCCACTATAGCACAGAGTGTAGTCAGACCCCTACTAGACCCGGCAAGAGAGCTTATATTGGCTGGAGTTGAAAACACCCTCACGCGTATCGATGATCTATCCCAATATGAAATCAATATAGATATACATAGAAGAGTTGGAGGTAGAATTCGAGTAGCCCCTGCACTTAAGATACAATCTTATTTGCAACAAGCTACTAAATACAGAGCTAATATCACGCCTTCAGTTCCAATGGCTAGAGAGAAAAGAGCCGAATTAGATGCATATAAATTGGTAAATGCTGTTTCTTTAGAAAATCCTCAATTTCATTTAGAGAAATATGCAGATCCAGTTCCTTTTGGAGAATGGATGAAATCTATGGCAGAAAGACCCGCTAAGTTAAGCCCCCAAGAACCTGAGTATATAGGATATGCTCGAAACAATTTGTTTCCATCGGTTCAAATCGGCACGTGTCCCAGCGTCCGATTTGTATAATGGTCTCTGGGCGTTCTTTCAAAGGCATGTTATGCCTAAAGTCACACCAGCATTAAAGGTGGACTTTTCCGATGTATATAAGAAATATGATATATTAAACAAGATAGAAAGAGCTCTTAAATTAGCTGAGTTCCCAGATTTTTCCACATATTTAGCTCAAGTGGACTCTGTCAAGCGGAGAGACTACCAGAAAGGCTATGATTCTTTTATGGAGCGTTGCAAAATACCTATGAACCTCCAGATTGTTATGAAACCAGATGAGAAACAGTTCAAAGAGAGTATAGACCCCAAAGGTTTTAAGGCTAGAAATATATTTAACCCATCAAATGAAGTTAAGGCTGTCATAGGATATATAGCTTGGTGCTTTATGAGAGTGTTAAAGAAGATAGACGTTTTTAAGGACAGTTTTGTGCAAGGCTGGAATTCTGAAAGATTGGAAGAGACTCTCACTAAAGAAGCAGCAGGACTAATAGATCCTCAAGGTATGAGTTGGGATGGATCAAATCATGATGCTCATCAACACGCAGACTTTATCGAGAGCGTAGACAACATGTTCATCAGGAGATTCTTCCCTATAATTTGTGCTAAGGTAGGATTCAATGTTGCCCAAACCCAGGAAATAGTTAAGAAAGCTAGTGCAACCAAATGCCAAGTAACATTATATATGCCAAATTACTTGCAAGGTTTTACATTATTAGGAAAGAATAGGTTCAAGATCTTCTCAGGTAAGTTAATACAGACAACATTCTCCGGCCATCCTACTAGAACTACGTTGTTTAATACCTTACGTATTCTATTACTCCAATTAAAGATAGGATTGGATTGTGGAGCTATAGCCAAAGGTTCTGTAGACGGAGAGAAGCCTACTTTTTGCCCGAAACAGTCAGGAGATGATACCTATTTAATGATAGAATCTTTAATAAGCGAAGCTTATGGAAATGCTATGCGCAAGTACTATGCTTTTGAAGAAGGTGTGAGTCACGGTTATGGACAGCTATGCGGCGATTTAAATTATTTCCCCAAATTTTCAGAAGCTGGTTATACTCATATAGATTTTCTCTCAAAGACAGGTTTCGTAACTAAATATGAAGCCGTTTCTACTAGACAGTGTCGTAGAATAGTAGCAACAGGAGATGTCTCAGCTAAGATAGGTGTAAATTTGACAGAAGATCAATTAATGGCTGGAATTAAAGCCCAACTTCTAGCTTCCTATGCCAGTTGGCCAATGTACAAAATGTTAATAGATAAGAAGTTCGGACATGTAGAAGCTAATTGTAAATATATATTAAATGAATATAAGTCAGTCACTGACGGCCACCACGAATATAATCCAACTTATATGGTCATGCATCCTGATAGTAGAGATCTTAAGATATTGGACAATAGTCGAGGTGACACTCAGTTATTGTATCCTCATCTGTATAAATTAATGACAGAAGTAGGTTATTAACCTACATATATCTAATAGGCTAGCTCCGTATACAGCTAGAAAACAAAGAAATAATCTTGTTTAACAATATGGTAAAAAGAATTCCCAACAATGGAAACAATAATCAAGCGCGTCAGACCAAGAAGTCTGTCACAAAGCTTAGAACTTCCCTTAATAGACAGAACAACCAGCTTAGAAGTCAAGTCAATCAGCTCGCCAGAAGAGTCAAAGTTAAAGCACAAAACCGCGCTGCAGCTGATAAGAGAGTTGGCCAGACGACTTTCAGACCTGGTGGTTCTCTTGTTCGTGGAAGCGGTCAAAGTGAAGCTGTCGCCAACTACATGGCCTCAGTATTAGATCCTTGTAATGCTCCTGTTCCTTCTCGTATCCCTAATGATTTCCCCAAAGAATCTGCACTTAAGAGATTCAACTTCAACGGTACTTTCGATGCTAATGCTGAAGGTAACTTTGCAGTTACTTGGAGGCCATGGGATTTGGTAGGTGGATTGAAAATTTTCAATGATGATAGTTTAGTTCCAGGAACAATGACCCAAGACCAGCCAGCCACTTCCCCCGCAGAAGCACAGATAACTAGTAAATTTAAGAGAGAATTCTGGAGTCATGCTGTATTAGTCGGAGCGTGTCTCAGAGTTAAATCGAACGGACCTTCAGGATCCACTCAAGGCTATATGGTATGTTCAAACATGCCAGTATTGACCCCTTCCGATTCACAAGCTTTCACAGAAAACAACATGAGAAGTATAGGTTTAACCGAAAGATTCGAACCCTATGAGAAACCAGAGATTATTTACTACCCAAGAGATCCCAATGATATATGTTTCAGAACTAAAGCTGAATTTGATGATGCTCAAGATTTATCAGAATGTATCTTGACAGCTGCCGGTTATGGAGTTGTCAATGCTCTTACAGACAGACCAGTTCAGTTAGAATATGAAATGTGTATCATAGTAGAATATGTCCCAGAGTTAGGATTTGAAATGGCTGAGATAGGAAGAGCAGCCGTTGATAGCAGAGCTGTCTCGGCTATGAGTATCTTAGCTTCTAAAAGAAAGAACTTCGCTGTAGCATCAGCTGAACCCAACGGTGGTTGGATCAGCAAAGTTGTAGATACTGTCAGAGATATGGCTTCATCTACTCCTTCCACTGCTATAGGAAGTATAGTCCATTCACTGTGGGACACAGGAGTGTTACCCACTTTAGGAAGAGCTGCTATGGCTCTTATTTGATTGCCGCCCGTCCTAGGGGCTCTCAAAAGAAGGCGAGTTATAGATGTCGAAGTGCCAGTCAATACTGATCCCCCAGGCGGTGGAGAAACAGGTACCATTCCTTTGTACCAAGTAGGTAAATTCACATTCGAACAATTCGGTTTAGATGACCCTGTATCTGCACAAGCAAGAGCTAATATGGCTACTGCTTGGAACATGGGTTACGGTAGAATAGTGAAATTACCCGGAGAAAGACCCCTTACAACAGCAGAAATTATAATGATCATGGATACTCTTAATATAGATCCAGATCCAATGAGTAGAGCGTTAGGTTATACCGGATATTATGCATATCCTATGACCAATTCACTTTACCCGTTCCCTAGAACTAACATGGACCCCACGTTCTAGATAATTAATTAAATGTAAACATACATGTATACATAGAGTGTCTTGTATATATAAAGATATTTTAACTCTATGTTAAATAAATAAATAATAATAAATAATTATGAGCAGACTAGATAACTAGAAGCTGCTTATCTAGCTGACTGTATTTGTATCTGGAGCGTGTAACGAACAGCTTTGGAATTCACGATTACAATCAGGCCAGCGGATGTTACTAAACTCCGTTGAAGAGAAAAGGTAGCTACTAAGCACCTTCTATAAAGGTCTGTCTGAACCTTATAACCAGACGAAAACCCAACCTTAGG